AGCAGCAGAACGGGGGCTCGAGCAGGCGTTGCGGCCTGATACGAGACCCTTGGAAGTTGTTCGGTGTCAAGACCACCTCCGGTCGTACTAAGGTACGGCCGAAGGGACCAGTCTGTGACGCCGGGGTTTTGGGTAAACCCTTAACTTCGGTGTTTATGTTCCAACCGCGTTGGATACCCGAGAACCAAAAGGTCCTCGAGCGTCTCCGCGGTTGTCCCGATCGCAAGCGAGCGATCACCGTCGTGCAGCAAGCATGGACATCTGTCCGTGCCCTCTACACGGCGGCAACCGGCCGGCGCCCTATCTTTGATATGACGTCGGCAGGAGGTTCATCGTCCCGTGCGGTGCTAGGGTCCTTGATAGCCCTCGCCCGAAGATTGGTGAAGATTTCGGTCTTCTCATCTCCGGATGAAGTCATCAAGTACCTGAAGAGACTCTCGGAGGAATGCCGTGTGGCAGCCCTTCTAGAGCTTCCTGCACCAAAGCTTGTCCGCCTCTTCGGCCTCTCGTCGGCGATCTCTGTCGAGCAGTGCTCCTACTTAGGTAGGTCGCTACCGCTTGGCGGGGACCGCGCAGTCGAGAAAGCCTTGGAGAACCACAAGCGGAATCTCAAGGAGTCCTTCCAGACGCCCTCTGAGCTCCTGTGGAAAGCAGAGTCCTTCGCAAGGGGGTTGTGCCGTAAGGCTCAACCCGGCTTGCCAGGATTCCCGCTAACCGGGGGAGCGTGCCTAGAGAAATCTAGGAAAGAAGGCGGTCTGGCCCAATTCCTTGTAGAATCCAGGATGATGATGGGGGAATCCCCTTACCCGATCGAGTCCCTTAACGGGGTCTCTGTCGAGCAGGGGATTTCCCTTTGTGCGGAAGCAGGTCTCCGAGATTACCTGCACTCTCAGCTTCCGGATATTCCTGAAGCTAAGGTGCTGTGTATCAAGGAGCGGGGGGGGAAAGCGCGCATCGTGACCAAGAGTCCCGGTGCCCTCGTTTCCCTGGCACACTTCTGTAGACTAGAGGCACTCCGAGTCCTCCGCCATTGCGAGCCCAGCTCTCTAACCCTGAGAGGGGACTTTGTCCCCCCTCGGATGAGGGGCGTGGGCGTCGTTTTGTCGGCCGACTTGGAGACCGCCTCTGATCTGATCCCCCATGACCTGGCAAGGTCATTGTGGATCGGGCTCTGCAAGGGGCTCGGCCTGTCGGATACTCTCCGGCAGGTCGGCCTCCTTTCGCTAGGCCCACAGCGTGTGACATGGCCCGATGGGGAGACCGCGGTGACTAGCCGCGGTATCCTCATGGGCCTCCCGTTGACCTGGGTGATCCTGTCCTTGGTGCAGATGTTCTGCGCCGAGTACTCGATCAACCAGGCGTTCCTGCTAAACCCTCGGTGGCACCCGGGCCGGGGTCTCCAACCCTTCTTCGTGTGTGGCGACGATTTGATCGCCCTTTGGACGCGGGACACGATTCGCATGTACGAGAGTACTATGCGTCTCTGCGGTCTCCGCTTCTCAAAAGGCAAGCATCTCGTCGCACCACGGAAGGGGGTGTTTTTAGAGAAGATAATTCTCTTCAAACAGGATTCCCTATTTCGACCTAGCGCTCGCCCCTTGTCGAGGACGCTGGCGGACTTCTTTGAGGCGGTTCCCGAGAGGGAGATCCGTTTCATGGAAGTCTCGTCTGCGTTCCCGATTAAGGGGCTCGTTTCCGCTTCTTTCCCTCCCGGGATGGAGAAATCTCTCCCGGGATGGTGGGACGCGGGCGCGTGCGCCTGGTCGCTCTCTGAGTGGGCTCCGGCGAGAAAGGTCTCGATAGTCCAACGGGTAGTCCATGACTACTCTCGTCTGGGCCATCTAGGCCTCTATCGCCCTCGCTCCCTCGGAGGGCTCGGGTTGCTGCCCATGAAGGGGGCTCATACCCCGCTCCGCCGCGCCTGTTCCCGACGCTTCCGGAAGGCAGCGGCGATCTTGGTAACCGGTTCGGCCCAAGACGTCTCTGCTCTCCGTAGCGCCTGGAACTTCAGTATCCCGGGTGGCTGGCGTTCGCTAGCCGTCCAAGATGCTGAGTCGGACTTCACCGCCCACTCGTATAGAGTGAAGCAGCGCGGGAGAGCCGTCAACCCTTCCTGGATCCCGTTGGGGGTTACCCCTTCGGAATACCGGGAACGGTTGATCGGTTTCTCCTCGCGCTCCTACACCTTTATGATGGGCGTGGAGTCTGGGACTCTGAAGACTTCCTCTCTTGGTCGTGAGATCAAGAGGAGGCTCTTCGGAGTCTTGCGGCGGTGGCGGTCTGTTAAACCGCTTTCATGGACAATAGGGAAGCTGGAGGGGGGTTTAGCTAAGGCTGACGATGACCTCGTCATCTTCGCTACTCCCCTCCCACCTCCCTACTACGAGGGTCCCGCACCTCCTATCGCTGCGATCGGGTGGGAACATCACAGTCAGG